AATGGTCGTCTTGCCATGATTATTTGTCTCCTATTTTAGAGTCCATCCACTTGCGGATAATTCCTTTGAGGCGAGGTTTGTCGCTTATCCAGGATGCGAAGCGCTCGCCATACTTGCGGTAAAGCTCGAAGAACCATTGCGGTGATTCGGTATACATCCACTCGCGGAACTGCATCCATGCGGGATTTGCAGGACCATATACTTCGCGTGCTACCCAACATAAACCTGCAAGTAATGATGTACCTCCGCTTGCGGCGGCTCCGGCCCCTTGTAATAATCCGCCACCTATTGCGCCTAGTCCGCCCATCAGGCCTGCACTTCGGCTCGCATCTGCGGCAAGTTGCGCTCCATACATATTAGCCTGATTAGCCGCCATATTGGATATGTATCCCAATCCTGCTTCCGGGTTTAGGTATTGCGGTCCTGAGTTTAGCCCGTAGCCCGCCTGTCCGAATACGGACTGTCCGGACTGCAGGCTCCCCCCGCCTCCCCGTCCAAGTAGTGCTTGGAATGGATCGAGCATAAACTTGTCCTCTATCTGTGCTAGGTTACCCACCGCATTGATGTAATTACCTAATCCCTGTTGGCGAAGAGATTCATCTATTCTTTCCGCATCCATTGTAGCTCCAACCGCAAACTGATTCGCTTGTTGCTGTTGAGCTTGGTTTGCCAATGCGGCTTGCTGTGCGGATTGCGCCCCAAAAGCATTTGCCTGTTGCGTAAGTTCCGCTTGGGCGAGATTGCTCGCTTGGTCAAGTTGTGCTTGTTGTGCATCCTGTGATAATCCTGCCTGCAACCCTGCGGCCCTTGCCTGATTTGTAGCGGCCTGATTTGCGAGTTGTGCCTGTAGTGCCGCTTGGTTTGCCTGTGACTCCTGCTGTAATCCCGCAGATACGCCAAACTGAGAAGCTTGATTTGCGGCACTTGCATCTGCCATAGCTTTTGCCTGTGCCTGCTGTGCGGCAAGTGCTTCCTGCGAGAGTCCTGCTTGTAGACCTGCCTGTGCCGCCTGATTGGTTGCGGCTTGATTAGCAAGCTGTGCCTGCATATCCTGAGATGCTCCGAATTGTGCGGCTTGGTTTTTCGCGGCTTGGTTCTGAAGCTGTGCCTGCAATCCTCGACCTAGATCATCTCGCTGAATATCAGCTTCCTGTCCAAGTGCAGATTGTGCAAATCCGCGATTCTGCATCCGGCGGTTATTATCTTCTGCTATTAGCGCCTGGGCTTCCTCTATTGCCCCTGCCTGATCAAAAGTTCTGCCCATAAGGGTCTGTCTAGCACGGGCGGAATTTGCTATCTGTGCCTGCTCGCGCTCAGTCAAGCCCTGCCCTAATGCACTCTCAGCATCTGCAAGAAGTGCGGCACGAAGCGTATCTGCTCCGATATTACCACCCTCCACTCCTGCGGTGGCGGTATATCCTCGTCCTTCGACACTTGCGGATGGATCGTAGGAAGTTGCGGCTTGCAGACGCAATGGATCAGCTACCTGCGATGCGGTGTAAGAGGTATCTGCATCAAATGTTCCGCCTGATACACTTGCAGAGGGATTATAGGAGGTTTGTGCATCTAGTGTGGGACCCTGTCCTACCTTTGCGGCAGTCATGGTTTGTCCCTCAAGTCCGCTTGCAAAGGTACTGCCTTCCGGTTTCGTTATTACTCCACCACCTTCTGTGAGTTTTTCCTTCTGTTCTTCTAGTAATTCTCTCGCTCCGTCTACTCCGCTTGTGGCGGCGGGTTTGTAATCTTCCATTACCCCGCGATAGCGATCAGATAACCGCTCCACATCCGCCAGGTCAGCCTCGCGTTGGCGGGATAAATTACCGCGTGCGAGGTCTTCACTAAATGCGGAAAGACCAAGGAAGTTACCGTCTGCATCAAAGCCTGCCTTGCGGTTACCCGTTGGGACTGTAATTGATTCACCCACTTCTGAAGCGAGTCCTGCGGCAACATCATCTTGAGTTGCCCCACGAGTGGTAAACTCCTGCACATTGCGACTATCTCCGAGGAGATTGATCATTCCGTCACCTGAGAATGAGGCGGGTATTGTTTCCGTCTGTCCCGCTTTTGACTTATCTACGATTATGTTTCCGTTGGGATCTTTACCGTAAACGGGGACTGCGTCTTTAGGGGGAGTAGAGATTGTAGCTTCTAGTTTTCCGCTATTAGAAAGGTCAACAGGTGTAAGCCCTAGTTTTGCGAAATAATTTAAAGATTTTTGCCCTGCCGCTCCAATACCTGCGGAATTATTAAAATTAAGTGGAACATCTGCCGCCATATCAATGGATGGTGCTAATCCAAGTGATATAGGTTTTCCATTAGATGTACCACTCCTTACCATTTCTTTCTCTTGCTCTCTTCCACTAAATTGAGTAAATCCCTCCTGAATTACTGTGCCTGTATTTGGATCTTTGAAGGTGATTTTATAGATAGCAGGCTTCCTTTTTGCATTTGAACGAATTCCTGGAATAACAGCTTTTCTTACTTCTACAAATTCTACATCGGGCTTAACATTTTTAGTTACAGTAGTCGCTTCCTGGCCACCTTCGTACCCAACAACCAATCGCCCCTCGTCATCGTAAGTACCGCTAGTTGACTCCGTCCTATTACCCAACAATGTCTGACGCAGAACATCCGTATCCGTCTGTGCGGTTTGTTGGCGAAGTGGTGCTTCAACTTCTCGAATAATGTCTGCGAGATTACCTCCCGCAAATCCTGCATCTGCGTAAATATCAGCAAAATCACCCTGCCCTAGCAGTTGCTCCATTTGAGCTTTCATGGCATCGGCCATGCCTTCGCCATAAGTTGGTTGCTGAGGGAAATTGTAAGATTGACTTGATCCGCACATAATTAGTGTCTCCTAGATTTTTGGTAAGTTTTTGAAAAAAATGTTAGTAGGCCAAACAGGTTCAAATCCGAAATGTTCCATATGCTTATGGTAAGGACTGTGCGAATTACATGCGATAAACGCCTGGTTCACACCTTTCTCGGATAACATGCTTTCCTGTATTTGATTTAGAATTAAAGAGTCTTTTGCTCCGACTTTCTTGGAGTGATGCCATAGCAGGACCATCGGTACTTCGCATAGGTTCCAACCTCCCACGATATCATCTCCTTTGACTACCGCATGGGTAGGCATCTTCATGTTGTCATTATCCTCTTCTGCTAGTTTAGAAACTAACTGAACAGTCTTGGGGTCATTTATTTTTATTACTTTGGGGATGTTGCTCATTCTATTCTGCCATTAGGTATTCGTCTGCATCGGTGGCGCTCACCGCACTACCGAGATTTACGCGCAACCAATTCGTGCCGTTATCCACGGCAAGGCACGGGTTGCCCCCGTCTCCATCACTCACATATATCATTCTGCCCGTTGTTCCATTTGCGGGTAGTGAGGATACGGTAAAATTCTCCAGGGTAACGGAGGTGGCGGAGATGGAATCTACGGTGACGGTGGGTTCGCCCAATTGATTAAGAGACGCGGCATCGGTCTCGACGCCTGTGGCGAAGGTAAAACCACGGGTAACTGTGGCGGTTATCGCCATTATGCAATCTCCCTCCGTGCATTCGCTCCGCCCGTTATCGCTTCAAGCGATACATGGCGAAAGCTAGGCCGCCCTGCTGTTACATCGATCTCGACATTTGCGGCGTAACCTCTTGCGCGTCCACTCCCAAAGCGTATCAGCTTCTCCTCGCTCGATGTCGCATTCTCCGTGTGTACGGTGTTCGTCCGATCCGGGTCTGTTGTATTGACCTTGATCGTGAACTGATCCCCGTTGCTCACTTCGCATCCCAACTGCCCCCTCTTCCAACTCTTTACATCGATATTTCCGAATGTGAAGGAGCGGGTCTTCAGCTTGGCACTTATCGCGGTGGAGGTGGTGCTTGCGCTCCCTACCGTTCCCGTGATGTCGGTGGTGCCTTCCTCGATTAAATGCCATCCCTTATCGTTGACTGCGAAGAGTCTCCGCTTGGTGGGATCGCTTCCATGCAATACGGTGACAAAGTCATCGATTACAAAGCCTGCGGGGAAGGAATCTACTGAAGTCCATGCTGTGTTAAGGATATCATATACTAAGATTTTATTATTATCGGTGGATGAACCTGTGGGGACTGCGAGGTAGTATTTATTATCAAATACGATACCACATGCTTTGTCCGCAGAGGCGAAGTTTACTTCTTTAAATTGATCCTGTATGGGGCGGGATAATGGGATTGCTTCTCCGCTTACCTTCGAGATTGCGACTCCTAATCCCTTGGCGGGGTCAAGCCCTTGTTGCAGGGTAAATACACCATCATCGGATAAGAAGTATATCTGTGGTCCACTTGCGGCTATGCTCTTGCGGGCCACGCATCCGCGTTGGCGGGTAATCTCAAAGACTCCCGCTGAATTGGTAAGTGCCACATTGTTTATCATGTGGATCGAGTTGCGGAAAAATACGAGTAATTGATTCTCCAGGTATGGAGTAAATCCCACTAGAAAATCAGCAGTTCCACGATTAATCCTAAACTGCGATTCTGCGGGATAAAAGTTATCCGTATCCAGGAGGTCAGACATGATTACGGTATACTGCGAATCACTTGGCTGTGGTACGATCAGTCTGTTTGCAAAGAAGGTGCCAAAGTTAGTATTTGGGCATTGTACCCTACCCGCTGTGGGTGATGCATTTTGCTTCACTACGAATGCAGTTGGTGTCGTATAGTCGCCATCCCACTCCAACGGGCTTTTATTTTCTCCACGAAACAGGATGAGCTTCTCCATCGCCTGCACGAAGCTCGCATTATCCCCGCTTGCTACCGTTTGACCGCCAGGATATGCGATATCGATACCGCTATTATTCTGATCATTCCATAGGATTACCT